TTGCCAGAATAACTTTTAAGAGCTGTATATATTTCTGAACCTGCGTAGTTTGAACTACCTCCTGAATTTATCTGAACTTCCACCTCTTCACCTTCGGAATCATTTAAAATCTTACTAACATCATTCGGGCATGTTGAATCCATTTCGAACCAATCATATATCGCCTTTTGGTCATTACTAATAATCGTTCCTTTAACATCAATTTTCTTTGTCATCTTTATTTATCACCTCCCTCCACTGCTGCAGTATCTAATCTTCTAATAACTTCATCTCCATGTTCAATTGGACCCATATTAAATATTTCTCTAACCTCATTTGGAGTCATCATTCCTCTATCAACAAATTGAACTAAACCAAGTTTTGTTTGCATACTTGCATATGATAAATTACTTGCTTCAAATATAATTTTGTTTCCAAATCCTCTAGCTTTTCTTGTAAATAATTTTCTTGAAAACTCTTCACTTAATTGCCTTGCCAAAGGTTCAATTACTGCTTCAAAATATGCAGTAAATTCATCTTCAGATGATTTTGATTGAATGATTTTCTCATTGGTATTGAAAAAGTTATATATTCTTGTTATTGTTCTATCCATTTGTGATGCATTCGGAACATATGAATGAGGCTTAACCTGTTCAGCATCATATCTTGGATCAGTTGCTGCTGCTCCTGCAACATCAGAATCTATTGATAAATAGTTTTTAACAAAACCTTTAATTTGTTGATCAACATCTTCAGGATTAAGAATATTTTTAAATTTCAAAAGCCATTTTACTATAGCTGAATTCTTAATTGCTTTAACTATTCCCTGGTCCGTAGCTGTTACTATTTCCATCAAAGGTTTTAATGTATCAGCCGGACTTGTTCCAAATAAATCATTATCATTAAAATCTTGTCTAATATGGATAATATCCGTATATGCTAATGTCATACTTTTACCATTATTCAAATGAAATTTTAAAAACAACTTTTCATCAGAACTATATAGAGCTTCAACTCCTGATGCTGGTATTGGATAAATTTCTTTTGGTATATCAAAATCGTCCTTAATAATCAATGCAAATGCATTATTATTTAATGCAAGTTGAATTGCCATTTTTTCTTGTAACATTTGCCCTGTCATATATTGATTAGGTTCTTCAAGTAAAAATCTCATATATGGCTCAGGATTAACCATTACTCCATCTTTACTATTTCTAATATGTTTTGATACTAACTTTCCAATATTCTTTGCCATTGGTCGAATACATGCTCTAACAATATCAGATTGATATAAGTTGCCATTCCATTTATAAAATCCATTTCCCATTTCATTAACCATCTTAAAAACTGTTGCTTTATCTGGTTTTATCTTTCTAGAAAATAATCCCATTTTCACCTCCCTTCAAACTTAAATCATATTCTTATAATCACTCATATTGTTTTGTAGTGGAATATAAGCACACAGTAATGAAATTGTTCCATCAATTCTTTGTTTAGGATCTAAACCTTTTACAGGCTGAATTCCACCGTTGATATCAACTTTTATTTCAGTATTACTTAAACACCATTTATCTAACGGATTATTATTATAATTTATTTTTTTAGCTCCTAAATCTGGTTTTAAATTCTTCATTGGTTCACTTAAAGTCTTAGTTCCTTGTCTAATTTTAATCATGCAGTTCTCTCCAAATTCAGCTTTGAATTTTGCAAGTAAACTATCATCAATATGCCAAGGATCATAACCAATTCTATAAACATATAAATTCTCTTCTTCTCTAAGTTCTTTGAACCATTCAAGAAAACAAATTTTATCAACTTTATTTCCTGGCCACGCTCTCAATTTACCTTGTTGCTCCCATAATAAATATGGAACTGTATCTCTTTCTCTTCTGTCACCATTCGAAGTCATTTTTGTTAAAACTTGTTCTGGCAACCAGTACATTGATTTAACATAAATTGTTTCATCACCTGGTCTCATGCATAATACTTTTGCACTGTTTAAATCAGTAGTATCAGCTGCATCAAAACCACCAATACCGTATTTGAATCCCATTTTTTTAAAATCAAATGTATCTTTGTTTTCCAAAGTTTCCCAATTAAGCCAGGTACTTGTACTATTCTCTTTCATGTTAAAATCTTTAACCATTACAGTTGGTTTAAATGCAGGATCATCTTTTGCTTTTTGAACACTGGCTTTTAAAAACTCTTTTGACTTAATTGTTCCTAATCCTGGATTAGATTTAATCCACATATCTTCCTTATCCCATTCATCCCTATCATCAAGTTCATAAATAAATGGTATAAATCTATCATCTTTAATTTTTCCATCTAAAATTCCACAAGCATATTCATATTGACTATCAAATATTCCTTCTCTAACAAATCCATTTGTTGTTATACAAGTTAATAACGGTTGTCTTCTGGATGCCATTGATTGCTTCATCAAATCGTATATATCACGATTCTTAATAGCTCCTAATTCATCAATAATTATTCCATGACCATTTAATCCATCAAGTGAATTCGAATTACTGGCCAATGCTTTAATGGATCCAAAGTTAAAAGCTGAATATAAATCAGATGCACGTTTTCTAATATGCTTTTTTAAAAGTGGACTTTGTTTAATCATTTTGTGAGCTTCTTTAAATCCTTTTTTTGATTGATCTAAAGCCGTTGCTATAAAATAAACTTCTGGAGATCCTTCACCATCAGCAATATCCATATATATTGCATCTGCTGCAAGTTCAGTTGTTTTTCCATTTTTTCTTCCACGAATATCAAGCACTTCAGTATATTGTCTAATCCCTGTTTCTGAATGCACAAAACCAAACACCGCTTGATGTTTGGCCTTTTGAAACAATTCTAATTTTAATGGTTTTCCAATTTTTCCTTGTGCTTGTTTACAAAATGATTCAATAAATTCTATTGGTGTATTCGCACGATCTATATCAAATACCCAGGGTTTATATTTATCAGGATTTTTAAGTTTATCAAGCAATAATTTATATACTTGTTTAATTCTATGACTGGCCACTATTTCCCCATTTAGCACCTTTGTTGCATATTCTTCAAGATATGTCATTCTTTGTGTTTATTAAGAAAACTCATCAATTCATCTGATTCTTTTATTTCTGGGGAAATTTCAATTAATTGTTTTATTGATGACGAATAATTTTTAATCATTTGATTATAGATTTTACACGCTGGATGTTCTCTTAACATTTTCTGCGCCCCATTAACAAATAATTCAACTGCACCAGTTTCATTTATGGTTTTCTGTAATTCATCCAATGTAACATACATAAATGCACATTGTTCAATTAATCGATTTACATAAATCTTTTTGTTTTCAGGTACGTTCTTGTTAATCTTTTTTAGTTTCCGTATTTCTTTCTTAATAAGTTTTTCTTTCTCTTCCTCGCTCATAAAATTCAACCCCCCTCCTAGAAAAATGACATCCGTTCACAAAGATATTCCCCTCTTCGGTCCCTAGAGACCCCCTACAAACGTTGAAACTAGGGGGCTATAGCAAATTGATTTGTTCATCTTTTTTAGAATGTTTTATCCATAGATTTTAAACTTTAATTAATTCACCATTCTCATTAAACATTACACCTGCTCTTACTGGTTCCTTTTCTTTATGCATTGCATATGCCTTTTGATGTATCTTATTATGACAACTCTTGCATAACAATTGCAGATTGCTCCACTTCAAAGTTACTTCTGGATTATCAATATTCTTTGGTGTTAAAAATGTTTTGTGATGAACTTCCTCACCTGGTACTTCATTGCCAGCAGCTCTACACATTTCACATAAACCATATTGACTTTTAAAATATGCATCTCTACACTGCTTCCATTCTTTAGACTTATAAAACTTTCTTGCAAATTTCTTGGCCATGATTTTCTCCAAACTAAAAGAGATCATTCAGGTTGGAGGAATAACCTAAAAAATCTCTTTTCAAATATTATTCTTTTATCTATCTCTCTACCCTAACACTACCACAACAATAGTGTAAACTTCTATCAACTCTTTAATTATTTTATTATTTTCTTCTTTTGAGTTTCCTTTATCTAATATTGTATGAATCTCATCTTAATTTTTTTCTACATATAATGCATTAAATTCTGTACCATCAGTTAGATACTCTGCATTTATATCTAATTTATAGGTAAATAAAAAAGGTTCTAGCCTTTTCATTTCATTATAGACAGTTCCAATTTTATAATCTCCAAAATTATATTTGTATAACATATGTGATACTGAACTAAATATATAATTTCTTGATCTAATATCCTCATTTCTGTTATTATAATTCTTTTGAATGATATTTGTGATGTCATTTGCATTAAATTTTCTACGTCCTATATATGAATTTGTCTTTACTTTATATCCTAATTCATCAAGTAGTTTTGCTATCTCTGAACCTTTCTGATGCTTTATATATAAATGCATTACATATTCTTCAAACGTCTTATATTCAAGTTTTAAACACTTTTCTAACGAATCTAATATCAATT